GATTGCCGGAACAGTGCGTCAGGTGTGTTGGCTCGAGCGTGCGAGCAGCGGAGTCGACTCGAAGATGCCTCCGCTGATCTTGACTTCGACCGTGTCACGCTCGAAGCGCACGAGCTCGAGCCAACACACCTGACGCACTGTTCCGGCAATCGTGATCGGGTTGTCGTCTTCGTCGACGATCGACAGCACGTACGAGTCACCAGACTTCACAGCGCCGCTGATCCTAGCATACGTGATCGCACCGGTTGTCGTGGTGATCTGCACACACTGGCGGCGCCGCGGATACCACGAGCCGAAGGATCCGTCACCGTCGTCGGCGTCGCTCACCGTGATCGTGCCTGCACCCGACGACTCCCAGATCAGATCCGGTCGGTACGACGGAAGCCAAAAGCTGCGCCACGACCCGCGCACCGTCCAGCAGAACAGCTTGAACCACTGGAAGTACGGACCGAGTCGACGCTTGATCCCGATGTGGCGACCTTCGTCGGATAGGTCCGTCGTCGGTGACGTGAACGGAAGGCCGCCGAGCGTCTCGACGCCTGCCATAGAAGTAAAGGAGTCGCCGGCGGTTCCCTGCACGCGTACGCCATGATCCCACACCGGCCGATCCTTGAACGTCGTAAGCGTGGCACCCGTACCGACCGCAGCTACCGCGGCGTTCGCGCCACCAGAGAGCGGCTGATCCGCAAACTCGTCGTCGGGGTCGGCCATCACCGACGTTGGTCCGTACGTTCCGCGAAGCCGGATCATCGAGCTTCCCTGCTCGACGAGCGTCGCGAGCTGGCCGAGCGTCGTGACGCCGCCGATGTAGCGGATGATGATCGCGCGTCCCGTGATGTCCTCGTCGATCTCACCGTCTGCGACGAGCGCATCTGCGCGGTGCGATACCTCGATACCGTTGCCGTCCGCGCCGGCGTCGCGAGCTTCGTAGTACACGCCGTCGAACGCGCCCGACGTCGCGATCGGTCCGAGGTCGAGCGTTGCTGGAATGTCACCACTCATGAAGCCGGGGACGGCAGCGCGCGCCTTGATCAGCCAGCGCTCGATCGTGTCTTCCATCTTCACCGCGTACCGCTGCAGTCCCTGCTGAGGCTCGAGGTACACCGACATCGCAGGCATGATGTGGAAGCCGGCAGCTCCCTTCACGCCAGGCGCCGTAGCGATCTCGATCGTTCCGGCGATCAGGTCGACGTCCTGAATCGTCGACGACAGCGATCCGTTGAGTAGGTGTCGCACGATCACGCGTTGACCTTTGACAGCCCAGTCGCATAGCGCGAGCGCACCAGCGTGCACCGGCAGCACAGCGCCGGACGCAGACTCGCTGGGCCGCCCGACGAGGGCTTCGTACGACAGCCCGAGCAGGAACGGCCGCCCAAGCGCCGCGTGCGTCGCGAGCTGCGTACGTGCGGCGCGGACCTGCGATCCGACGAGCAGTGTGCGGCCGTCGTAGTGCTGCTCCGGGTCGTCGCGATGACACGACCGACGCTCGATCGAGTTGCTGAATGGCTTGACGATCCCAGTTTCCCACTTCCACCGGATCGTAGCCTCGCCCTCGAGCACGAGCGCGATTCCCGTCGGCGTCGCAGCCTGGACGGCTTCACTCGGCTCCGGTTCGGGGAACCCCTTGCGCCACCACGTGAAGGCGGCGCCGCGGGGGAACCACTTACCCCACCAGCTGTACGGGGCAACCGCCACTAGTCGAGGTTCCCGAGCACGATGTTGAGTCGACCATGGTCGCCGACGGTTCCGGTGCACCGCGTGACGCCGGTGACAGGACAGGTGAATTCGTAGGTGTCGGTCTCGAAGTCGAGCACGCCGCCGGCGAGGATCGCCATCGCGAGGCGCTCGGCCTGCACGCGTGTGACACCAGGTACGAGCGTCTGATCCATCTCGCGCTCGAAGAGCTCGGCCGTCACCGTCACCTCCGGCACACCGTCGTCGATCTCCCACGTCGCGGCGCTCGTTTCGTCGACGCCGTTCGCGTTGGCATAGGTGCACGTCGTGCCGTCGAGCGCGACAGCCGTGATCGTGAACGTGCCGTTGTTGCCGCCGTTCGAGAAGCCAGCGACCGTGATCGATCGTCCGACGTGTCGCGGCAGGAATCCGGTGCCAGTCAGCACCGAGACGTCGGCCGTATCCTCGACGTTCGTCGCAGCGCCGGTCGTGTTGTCACGCCGCAGCGAGACGCCGAAGTACGCGCCATCGATCGTGATCTCTGCCTGCGACGCCGTGTATCGCCACACACCGTCGACGAGTCGTCGCGTCGTAGCGATGTCGACGATCTTGTGCGTTCCGGTTCCGTCGCCGGTGATCATGACAGGCGTTCCAGCGAGCGCGTTTGCGAGCGAGCTGGCGAGCTGTCCGGTGTTGGCGCTGCGCCAGATCCACCAGTAGTTGGTAAGCGTGCTGTAGCCGGCAGGCAGCGCGCCGCCGGTGTTCTCGAGCTGGAACGGTCCGTCACCGGTCTTGAGTCCGTGCGCCGTCGCGTTGACCAGCTCACTCGCGTGCGTCGTCGTAAACGTGATGTCCGCGAACGTGTGCGGCTTGGTCACGTTCGACAGCGTCCCGTCAGCCGCGGCGCGCGCGCCGGTTGACGGATCAACGAGCAGCTCGTTGGTGCCGTCGAACAGGATCCGCGGATCCGCAAGCTCGCCGCTGCTGTCGTACGCCGTGATGATGATCGATCGCTTGCGCGAGTCGCTCTCCGCCTTTTTCCACCGCGCGTTGATCTGCAGCGCTGCGCGGTTCGACGCGCCGCCGGCGGACGTCGCTGTCACCGTCGACGACACGAGCGTGATCTCGATCTCGCGACCGATCGGATTCTCCGGCGACCCGCCGCTGCCGTCGACGTACAGCGTGATCTTGTCGCCGGCCACCTTGGTCGCCGACGACACGAGCGACTCCGGCAGCTCGACGTAGAACAGGCCGCGCAGATTCGTCGCGTCGACCTGCACCGGATCCGGGATCGCAGTGGCGTCGTATGCGCCATTGACCGCGACCTTACACGTGAAGGTGACACCGGCCATGTCCGACGACTGCAGCCGCGTACCGAGCGCGAGCGCGCCGAGTCCGTTGGCGACGAGCACGACGTCGACACGGCGTCGCTCGGCTGCAGAATCGAGGAAGATATCCGGCATCGCTTGCTCCTACAGTGGATCAACCGTTAGCAGAGCGGTCGCACCAGGGCCAGTAGCCTGCGTCGACGTCGCGTTGCAGTATGCATTGAGATCGGTTCCAGCCACGGCCGTGCCTTCGGACAGCGACACGTTGATGTCGACGCTGATCGTCGCGCCGGCTGCGACGGGATCGGCGGATGCGATGTACGTCGCCTCCCAGTACGATCCAGCGCCGGCCCAACCTGTGCCGTTGATGCAGCCGGACAGCGCAGCGTCCGTCGGCGCGCCTAGCAGGCCGTTGTCGATCCTGACGGTGAACAGGACGCTTGTCTGATCCTGACCAGACACCGTGACGCCGGCCGTTACGACCGTTGCGTACGACATCCCGACCGGTACGTGATTCGGCGTCCACTGCACGAATTCTGTCAGCGACGCCGGCAGCACAGCGACGCCTGAAGATCGGCCGTAGCTGACCTGACGACGCGGCTGCACCAGTTGGCTACGACGCGGTCGCAGCACCGTCATATCTGCGACGCGCTCGACGTACGGAGTGAAGATCGTACCGGCCTCGAGATCTGTAAGGTAACCGGATCCATGTCCGCTGCGCACGAGCCCTTGGCTGTAGCCGTCAGGCGCGTGCGCACGCGACAGCAGTCGAAGATCGCGCGGTCGATCGCTCACTTGCCGCATACGCATCGCGATCCGCGGATCGGATGCGTTCTGCTGCATCAGCGCGTGAGACCGCGGCCTGCCTCCGCCACCGCCAGGATCGAGCGTCGGCGGTTCAGGCTTGAGCGCGATGACGACTGACGTCCACGTCTCTGCACCAGACAGCGTTGCCGTCGTGTCGCCGATCGCGCCGGCCGCCGCAGCCGTCGCTGTGGCGAGCGTGATGTGCGCGGTCCCTCCGTTGGGGTTCGCGTCCATCCGCTCGGTGATTCCAGTCAGGTTCGCGTTGGAGTAGCTACCTGTCGTCGGCGTCGTCATGTAGCCAATCGCGATCAGCACGTCGCAGTTTGCGACGGTGGTCGTAGGACCAGGAGCGACGACGTCCGTATTCGAGCTGGCGTTTGCTCCGAGTCCAGGAGTGCCGTCGATGGGGTTACCAGTGCTGATCCGACCGTCGAACGTGATGATCACGGCAGCGTGAAAACTGCCGGTGTCCGTCGCGACGACCGGCGACGCCATCGATCCGCCGTTCGCGCGGCACCAGAACTTCGTCGTGCGGACCTGCCACGTGCCGTCGTTGGTAAGATCGCTGCCGCCGGTGACCGCAACGAATCCGTTCGCCGTCGCGAGCGTCGCCGCACCGGGGTCGCCGAATGCTTGGCGCGACACTACGACGAGGACGGCTACGTCCTTGTCCGCGTGTCCGGCAGGCCACGGAGTAGTAAGCTGCGTACCGCCGCCGGCCCCCTGTGCTGTACCGAGCGCCTTGAACGCCATGGCGCTCCGGCTACTCGATGATCACGGCGCTGAATTCGTAGACCTGCGACGCGACACCAGAGACGTCCATCACGTCGTAGGAGTGCGCGGCGCCGCTCTCGAGGATCAGGTAGTGATCGGGACCCGGCGCCCACCAGCCGTTTGGGCCGCCGTTACCGATGCCGATGACCCATCGGTTTAGCACCGTCGATCCCGCGGTCGGACGTGACGCGCACGTCGCCTTGCACGCCTGCGCACCCGGATCGCGCGGGTTCGGCGTGATCGACGTTCCGCTCGTCGAGGCCGTACCGTAGCGACGAGCGCGGAAAGCGATGCCGGTGATCGACGTGGCCGCAGCAGCCTTGCCGATCGCGTTCCACTCGGTGAACGCAACGTGTCGGCCAGTGCCAGCCTTCACGAACATCGCATCAGTCTCGGTGTTCGGTGTGCCGCTCGTCGTCAGGTTGCCCTGCGTCGCGAGCGAGATATCGTAGACGAACGGCATAGCTAGTTGCCTCCCTTCGGGGTCGCGTCTTCCTCGACCTCCCACCACGTGCCGTCGGTTCGCTGCGCCGGCGTGCGTGCGCGGCGAACGTTCGACAGGCCGCGCTCGATGCGCCACTCCGTGCGCGCGGCCTTGGTCCGATCGTAGTTGGGATCGCCGTTGTCTTCCGGCACAACCGCGATCAGCAGCGACGCGTCGATCAGCTCGTCGGTGCCGCCGAGACGCGGACCCGACTTCGCACGCGCTAGGCGCGCCTCGAGCTTCGCAATCTTCTCGTCGAGCTCTGCGAGGTACTCGCCGGTCATGTACGGACGAGCGCCGCGAAGCGCTGCGATCTCCTTGTCCAGCTCCGGGATCGCGGAGCGCGGCACATCCTGCGGACAGACGAGCTGCGCGATCGCAGCCTCGCGCTTCTGTCCATCGTGCTGCACATAGATCCGCTGCTGAATTCGCGCCATGGTCTAGGTCCCTCCGAAGTTGACTTGATCTCGGTGCTTGATCAGCTTGGCGATCACACTCGACGGATCGGCTGCGAGGTGCTCGACCTCCGGCCCCGTCAGGACGCGGCCGTACTCCTCGAGCATGACGAGCTGCGCCTCCGTCCAGAACAGCTCGTCTGGGATCATCTGGTGGTTCGCCGACAGGCCGTACCGCTCGGCGCACCCCTTGACCTTGTCGTCACAGAGGTAGAAAGCGAAGGTCGGTTGACCAACCTGACCAGGTCGCAGGTGCTGCTTGACGACGTACGGACCGTCACACCCGCAGTTGGCGCAGTGGACCTTGACCCACGTGACGGTGATCCAGCGTCCAGCGAACCAGACGCGGCGCTGCACTTCGCCGCGCGACTCTCGCGCGACGCAGTTTGGCAGGGCGACGTGTGCGCTCACCCATCGACGCTAGCGGACCGCTTCGAGGTTCGCGAATTTTCAGCCGATGCCGAGGATCGCGCGAATCTCAGAGCGACTCTGCTGGAAGTGCCCGAGCAGGACCGTCCGGCCGTCGGGACCGTCGAGCGCCTGCAGCAGATCCCGCGGCGACATCCCCTGGTATACCGCCCTGACGTTGACGCTCGTAGGTGCGCCCATGCCGCCACCGCCGCCGGTGGTCGGCGCTGCGTACCCCTGTCCCGGCTGCGGCCGATACGCACCGGGTGGCACGAACAGCACGCGCTCGCCCGGCGTGAGGTTGAACATCACGCGGCGCGAGTCCGGCCCTCCGTGACCCGGCACGGTGTACTCGCCGCCGGTCGCGTGCGAGCCACCGAAGAGCGCACCCCACACCCCGCCAAACTTCCCGTCGATCGCAGACCCGTTCGGGCTGCCGAACACCGCTTGCATCAAAGCACCCTTGACGATCATCCGCTCGATCATGTCGAGCGTCGAGTGTCCCCACGAAGCCCAGCTCTCGTTAGCTTCCTGCGCTGTGTCGACGAGCTGGTCAGCGAATGAGTCGACCGTGTCGCGCATTGCGCCGGCGATGTACTCCTGCGTCTCAGATAGCTTCTGCGCCTCTGCGTCGGCGCGCGCGAACGCGTCGCCGAGCATCATGATCTGATCTGTCATTGCCTTCGGTGCGTCCTGCGCGACACCGAATAGCTTCATAAATCCGCGCTTCGCGGCCTCCGGATCCTGTCCCTGGTTCCAGAATGTTTTCTCGTCGAAGTTTTCACGCGGGAAGCGCGCCGACAGCGAAGCGGCCTGTCGAGCAGCCGCCGGATCGAATTGGTTGTACTGCTTGCGCAGCTTGTCGAGCTCGTCGGCGTACTGCTTCGTATTGATCGCGCCTCTGTCCATCAGCCGATTCAGCGTCGCAAGATCGAGACTAAACAGTCGCTGCGGCTCGAGGATGTCACCGACGATCCGCTTGTACGACGCGAAACCCTCTGGATCGATCGCCTGCTGCAGACCCTCGAGCTTCGATCGCGACTGCGCGTTGCGCGGCACGATCCCCTCGTTGATCTGCTGACGCAGCGACGTTAGATCCTCACGCGCCTGCTTGACGGTATCGATCACATCCTTCGCGGTCTTGATATCGCGTCCGGCGCGGTCGAGTGCCGCTGCGCCGAAACCGAGCGCGGCGATCGCCTGGCCCTTCGCAACCTCCTCGTTTGCCTTCTTCACGTCGTCGAACAGCTTTTTGTAGCTGTTCGCGACGCGCATCACTGCCTCTTCTGCGGACAGCGCAGCAGGCTTCGACTCCTCACCGATCTGCCGGTTGAATTCGAGCACGTACTTGGCAGCGTCGAACGCGTTCTTTCCCGTCGACTGCATGGCCTGGTCGATCGTGAGCGTGCGCTTGGCGTAGTTCTGCAGCACGCCGTCGCCCTTTTGGATCGCGTCGACGAACTGCCGGATCACCGTCGTGTTCAGCTTCCCATCCTGCGCCATCTGGCGCAGCTCCTTCGTGCTCTTGTCTGTCGCCTTCGTCCAGAGCGCGAGGATGTCGGGATAGTTCTTCGCGATCGACTGGAAGTCGAGCAACGACATCGATCCGACTTCGATCGCGTACTGCAGTCGCTCCATCACGCCGGCTGCTTCGGATAGCGGCTTGCCGTTCATCTCCATGATGCGGCCGAGGTTGCGCGTCACGTCGATCTGCTGCTGCGACGTCAGGTACAGTGCGCTCGTCGCCTGGCGGACAGCGTCGTACGCTCCGACAGCGCTGCCGAGCGATGTGTGTAGCGACAGCGCGAGGTCGCGCTGTTCGGAGAGCGCTGCGTTCGCCTGCTCCGTCGTGTCGTAGTATTTCGTGAGCACGTTGGTCGCCTGACGCGCCGCCTCGCGCATCTCGGCCCAGTGGTTCACCGAGGACAGCAGCGCGTTGCCGAGCAGACCTGCAGCGCCGGCCGCAGCAAGCATACCCGCATCGATCTTGGAGTCGAGCGCGCCACCGATCATCCCGCGCGCCGTCGGACCAGACGCGCTCGGAGCGTTCGGAAGTCCGATCGTGTTCGACGCTCGCGCTGCGTTCTGCTGCTTGATCGCTTCGCGCGCCTTCCGGTTGTACTCCTCGAGCGGCGACGCTGCGAGCTGCTTGTTGAGCTGCGCGACGGCTGCGGCCCACTCGGACGTAGAGATCTTTCCGTCGCGCTGCAGCTTGTCGATCGCCGCCAGCTCGCGATCGAAGTCGCGCGCCGGCGCGCGGATCTTCGCGAGCGCTGCGGCCTCTTCGTCGATCGCGTCGGCGAGCGCTGCGAACGATCGCGTGACGTTGTCAGCGCCGGTCCCCTTGGCGAGCGAGTCCGCGAGCGCTGCGCCGGTGCGCTTGCCCTTGTCCTCGAGACTGGACAGGCCGTCAGCGATCGTGCCAATGCCTTCCTGCGCTGCCGCCGGATCGACGACGACGTCAACCGAGACAGCCACAGCTACTGCCCTCCCGTGTCGCCGGCGTCATCGACGCGGCGCAGGTAGCGAGCGTCGATCTCGCGGATCACGCTCTCGAAGTGGTCTGCCTGCGCCCTGCTCATGCGCCGATCTTTGCACCAGTCCCGGATCGCTGTCCAAGGAATGGGACCAGCGCCTAGCCCTAGCTGCCGGCACGACGATAGCCGCACGTAGGCGTCGCGGAGATGCACGAGCGCCGGTGGCAGGCGCGTCGCTCTCTCCTGGCGGAACAGTTTTAGCTCGCCGGATGACCACGGGCGTGCATCTGCACCGTACAGCCGGCGCTTTTCTTGACCCGCCTCGATCGACCAGCGCTGGCGTTCGTACCGGTCCTCCCAGTCGAGACGGTCGCTTATTTTCCCGCGATCTCCGACGCCGGCCGCGCCGGACCCGGCGCGCGCTGGAACGTCGCCGGATTCATCACGCGGTTGAGGAGCCACGTCATCACGAAGCGCGGGATCTTGAGCATGAACGCCTCGACGTCCGCAGACGTCGCCGGCGTGCCGTCGTCGCGCACGGCGTCGACGATGTTGCGCACGACGTGCGCTGCGAGACGTCGACGCGTGCGCAGCTCGCCCTCGGCCTGGCGGCGCGCGATCGCGGCCTCGTCGATCTTCTCGCCGGCGAGCGCCGGACCGAAGAGACCGTCGAGCTCGTCGGCGTCGAGCATCGATTGATTGATCCAGCCGTCATTCTGCGCACCGGCGTGCACGCACATGAGCACCGGGTGCTTGCCGTTCGGTCCGCGCAGCTGGTGCAGCACGATCGGCTGCGGATCCTCGAGCAGATCCTGCTCGGCGTAGTAGTCGAAACTCATACCGATAGACTACACGATCCGCGTCGCGCCTCGAGGAACTACGCGGCCGGCAGGTACGGGAAGTGAGAGATCCCCATCGCGAAACCGTACGTCAGATCCTCGTTGGCGCTGATCGTCGACTTGATCTTGACGCTCTCGTTCGGCGTGATGTCCGGCGTCGCGGCCTCGAGCGTCGCCGACGGGATGTCGATCAGAATGCCGCCGTCACCGTTGCGGATGCCGATCTCGAGCATCACGTCGCGGTTGTCGCGGACGCCGGCGATCATGTCGTCGTCGGTGAACAGCATCACGGCGTCGATCGTCACCCGGAAGTCGCCGACGTTGATGTACTTGGGTCCGAGGTTCGCGAGCATCTCCTCGCCAGTCACCATGTTGTCGACGGTGATCTTGAGCGACTTGATATCGGTCGTCAGGCCTGTCTCGTCAGCGTTCGTCATGCGCAGCCGCGTCATGCCGGTCGCGCAGTTGAGCAGTGCCGTCGACAGCGGAGCCGGCGCGGCCGACGCTCCGGTAAGCCGCGTCGTCGACGGATCCGTAGCGCTGGTGCCGATAAAATTCAGCTCCATGGTCGCACGCGTACCCGGCGTCAGGTTGAACACCGTGGACGCGAGGTAGCAGCCGTGATTGTAGCCGTACTCCGGCGTCGACGGTCCGCCGAGCGTCTGATACGTCATCTCGAAGGTGTGCGAACGTTCGATGTAGTCGGCGCTCTGCGACGTCGTGTTGCGCGTCCACCGACCGAAGTAAAGATCGATCTTCTTCCCGGCCGCCGCGTCAGCCGCCGCGACTGTCCACTGCCGGCGACGCAGTGACAGCTTGCCGGCTGCGATCAGCTTGATCTGCGCGAAGCCGCGATAGGCCGTGGTCGCGAACGCGTTCGACCCGCCGATCGTACCGCCGACCCAGATCCACTGACCGACGTACAGGCCGAGCGTCGACAGGTCGTCGACGGCTGAGATGATGTCACCAGATCCGTCGAGCTGGATCGAACCGTTCGCGCTCGCACGAAAGCCGGCGACCTCGACGAGCGCCTTCGACGGCGGCGCTGCATCGACCGACAGACCGCCAACCGGCTTGATCTCGTCCGCGTCGGAACCAGCCGCCAACACCTTTAGGCCGTTGTCCGCGGTCGTCGGAAGGCCGCGCGCATACACGAGCGTGTTGGCCTGCAGCGCACCGTCGCTCGCGACCACATATGACGTCGCCGACGTCGACGCGATCGCCCACTGCGCGACGCCGGTTCCGCCGCTGCCCTTCGACAGCGCCATCATCATTCCTTCGGCGAACGCGTCGACCGTCTCTTTGTTCACGTCCGAAGCGAACGCGAAGCCGGCCTCGAGTCCGACGATGTCACCCTTCTGCTGCATGCGGCCGGCGCCGATCGGATCGCGCCGCTCGAATTTGAAGTCAGCCGCGAGCTTCGTGATCGCGTTCGGCTGGTGCTGCTTCCAGCCGGACGTGGCGGCCGTGCCGAGCGACGTCTCGACGACTGACTTAAGGATCGTTGCTTCGCTGAGGGTGCGCGCCATGGTGGGAGATCTCCGTTACGTGTTGACGACCCGAGTGTATTCGTAGGGGATGATGACCGCCAAAATCCACCACCGGCCCTCACTGCCGGGTCCGCGCAGCTCGGCTGCTTTCGTGGTGACGCCGTCTTCGCCGACGCCTTCGTCAAACTGCGCGTTGCACATGACTTCGTCGACGATGTCGGCGAGCTTCACGAGCATCTTAGTTCCGACGTCAGCTTCGCCTGCTCCGGCTGCCGGGTAGTAAAGGCGCACGTACATGGTCCCGCGGTACGTGATTCGATACGGCCTGCCGATCGTCTGCGAGATCGGAGCCGAAGCGTCGTCGAACGTGACTTCGGCCCACGAGCTCGGCGGCTCCGGCTCGGTGAACGGCTCATTGGGGAGCGCAGACGCGACCGCGCTGCCGATCAGCGTGGCGGCCGGCGCGGGAAAGCCGGCTAGCCAGCGCTTGGCGATCGAGGTCTGCGCCTCGTAGTGGTTCACGCGTCGAGCCTCGCACCGGCCGCGCCGCGTCGCCAGTTGCCGGCGCGAACGCGGACTAGAACCGGATAGGTGTGTAGCTCTGCGCCTGTCCGCGAATCCGCACAGCAGCTTCGACGCAGCGCTCGACCCACCCGGCGGCGTTCTGCTTGCTCCACCCGTCGGCGAGTCGGCCGATGTAGATCACGTGGTTTGACACGTACGCCGGCGCTTTCGGCTGCGTGGCACCGCGAGACAGCAGCTCTGCGATCGCGGTCTGCTGCCGCATACCAGCGCGCGAAACGTCGGCCGGTGTTGCTCCGGCCTTGCCGCGCATCGCGATCCCTCGAGCTGGTCGGTTCAGCGTCGGGATCCAGTTGCTGCGCGCCCAGCCGGTGGCAACTGGCGTTCCGACCGGCGGACGCTGCACGAGCTGGTCGACGATCTCGAGCGCGAGAGCGTCGCGCTCCTTCGCTACGGCACCCTCGATCGCCTCGATCGCGAGGTAGATCTGCCGGCTGTACGTAGGCACGCCCCAAGCCTACCGCGCGGCCGCGGCGGCTGCCTTCTTATCCTCTTCGGCCGCCTTCCGACGCAGCTCCTCGAGCTGCGCAGTGGTGCGCGCCTCGTCAGCCTCGAGCTGCTTCTGCTCGGCGTCGGTCAGCGGATCGTCGTCCGACGGTCCCGCCGGCGCGTTGCGGACGTGCCCGCCCGGGGGCTTCTTCACCAGGCGGCCCTTGCCCTTCGTGCTTGTCACGCGCTGCGCGGCGCGCGCCTTGCGGATCGCGTCGCGGTCGAGCTTCGCCTGCTCGATCTTCGCCCTGACGTCCGGCGTGTCAGTGCCGGCCGACGGTGAGCTCGGCTGCTCCGGCGCATCAGGACGCGTCATCGCGTCGAGCTGGCGCTGCGCGCGCTCGAGTAACTTTTCAGACGGCGGACCGATCGCGATGCGCTGCGCGCGCAGCATGTCGTCGATCTTGTGCTGCGGAACGTCGCCGGCATCCGGCGCGGGAAACGGCTCGGCCGCATTGTAGGCGCGCCCGCGGAAGCGAAAGTCGACTCGGCAGTGATACAGAGCGTGGGTCATGCCGTGAACGTAGCACAACGCAAAAAGCACCAGCCATTCCAGGCTGGTGCCGAGCGATCTCCGCGTCGCCCTGTGGCCGCTACGGCTAGACGGAGAGCACGTCCTCGAGCCACGCGCCGCACTCGGCGCACACCTGCTCCATCCCGTACGCCTGCTCGATCTCGAAGCGCTGCGCGCCGCGGGTGAGCGGGATGGTCTCGCGGGTGATCACCTGGCCCTGCGCGCCGGCGCCGACGTAGCCGGACCAGTTGAACTGGTAGCCGGCCGACGCCGTCATGATCGACGGCCGCGGCGGCGCGTAGAACAGGCCGACGCCGGTCGTCACGATGACGTCGTAGGTGTCATCGGTCGCACCGTCGGCGCTCGTGGTGTAGAGCGCCTTGGCGATCTTGATCTCGTCGATCTCGAGCAGCGCCGCGAGCTGCTGCTTGAACAGCGCCGGGTTGCCCATCGTCGGGCCGCCCGGGGTCTGACCGCCGCCCCAGAGCGTGCGCAGCGACGGGTGCACCAGCAGCCGCTCCCACACGTCCTCGGAGAACACCGCCTTATTGGCGCGGCGGCCCTTCGCCTTGCGGCGCTGCAGGAACAGCGCGTAGCGCAGATCCTTGACGGGATCCGAGTCGTCGTCGGCCCACGACAGCCGCTCGGCGCCGGTCGGCGTCGGGTCGAACTGCAGCTCCGTCGACCAGATGCCGGTGCCCCAGAAGTTGGCGACCCACTGCGCCTCACGGTTGATCAGCGCGGCCGTGCTGCACTCCTCGGTGGCAACCGTCTCGACATCCGCCGAGTCGGCCGCCGCCGCCATGAGCTGCGGACCGACGTCCGTGTGCCAGGCCCAGACGTCCGTGGTGAAGTCGGCCGTATCGGTCTCGAAGCCGCCGCCGGCGGACTGCGCACCGTCGGTGCGGATCTCCATCTTGTTGCGGTACAGCGACGCGGCCGAGTAGCGGCGATACTTGCCGCTCGGCTTCTTCACCTCGACGGAGGGAAAAACCGTGTGCACGTAGTCGTCGGTGTTCTCGAGAAAGAACGCGACCGACGTATCGGTCAGCTCCGGCACGGTGTAGACGTCCGCCATGTCCGGCGACGCCTTCTCGAGCTGCTCGATCACTTTTCCCTTGCGCATGGTTGCTACCCTCGTGGTGGTTTCTGCTGCGGTCGCTTCGTTCGTTGCGCCGACTATCTGACTCCCTAAGCCCCCGGCGCTTCGTTCGCTCGGGGGCTTCGAGCCTTTCAGCTCGCTGAGGGTTGTCTGCGTCGACTAGGCGACCGTCACGCTGACGAGCTGGATCGGGAACCAGCGCGCGCCGTCCCACCGGACCGTCGCCATGTCGCCGGCGTCCGCCATCTGCAGGTCGACGCCGGTCGCTGCGCCGGCCGTCGTGTAGAACAGGCCGGACACCGTCGTGTCGCCGCCGGTGTCACCGGAGATGACGCACGAGATCGTGTGACCGGCGCACCAGCCGCTCGGCAGGATCCGATCCTCGGCCGCGCCAGCGAGCGCGAACGTGTTGACGGCGATCAGCGGGTTGATCGTACCGCCGGTAGCGACTGCCGCGATACCGGCGGTCTTGACGTCGATCACCTCCCACCCGGTCGCGCGCCACTTGAGCGTGACGCTCTGACCCGCGGACGTGAACGTGAAGCTGGTCGGCTGGCCGGCCTTCATCGTCGCCGGCGTCAGCACGTACGTGAACGCACCGGCCTGCGAGTCGACGGTGATCTTCTTCTCCTGTCCGACGTACAGACCGTCGGCGAGCGCGCCGGTCATGTTCGTCACCGCGAGCGTCACGAGCGTCTCGTAGGTGTACGCGCTCGTCGCGACCACGTGATCCGCGTCGTCGGCGATCGTCTCGGTCGCCGCGAGCGTCGGCGCGCCGGCATTGCCGATCAGCACGACGCTGATCCGCTTGTCGACGGTGCCACCGTCGTAGCACCACGCGACGGCCTTGCCGTCGATCTGATCCTGCGCGCTCGCCGTGACGAAGCGGCCGGACGCGTCGACCTTCAGCTTCTCACCGAACGTGACGGTGCCGCCGGCGATCGCGAGCGTGCGCTCACCGGGCGCGCACTTGACCTTGATCCGCTTGCCGACCGCGCCCTTGGTCTGCGTCACGCCGATGATCGTTCCGCCTGCGGACGGCAGGACGAGACCGCTCGCGCCGATCGCGACCGCCTTGTAGGTCGCCGACGAGAGGTCGACGTTGGTCACGATGCTCAGTGGTCCGCTCTGCTCGTTGCTCATGGTCGGTTCCTCGTCGGTGGTTCGGTCAGTCGGTATGGAAAGTGGTTAGTGCGTAGTGAGGATCGCGTACACCGCGATCAGTTGGCGCGCTGCGCCTGCTTCTGCAGCGTGCGGATCGTCTCGTAGAGACCCTTGGCCGTCTTGTCGTTCTTGAGCAGACGGGCCTTCGCGATCTCGGGGCGGACCTTGTTGGCCGCCGCGTAGTCGGCCGCCATCTTGTCGAGCTTCGCGCGCGCCTGCGCGAGCGTGCCGCCCTTGCCGATCTTCGGCTGCGCGTCCGCGGGATCCGCGCCGCTGCCGCCGTCCGCGACGTCGACGCTGCCGCCGTTGTCCGCGCCGGTCTCCTCGAAGTTGCCCTCGAGCGCCGTGTTGACGCCGTCGAGCATCTCGACGGCCTCGGCGAATTCCTCGGCCGTCATGCCCTTCGACATCGCCTTGAGCATCTTGGCGTGCAGCGCCGCGGTCTTGCCGAACCGCGCCATCTTCTCGCTCGCCGTCTTGGCGAAGCCGGCGTCGGCCGCCTTCTCGGTCGCCGCGGCCTTCTCGGTCTCGCTCTCGTCGAGCTTCTTCGCCATGTCGGCGAGCTCGGCCTGCGACTCGCGGTAGACCTTGCCGGACTTCGCCGTGTAGCGGATCGGGTCCGCGTCGACGGCCGCCTTGATCTCGCGCTCGCGATCGACGTTCGACTTCGCGAGGAAGCCATCGTGATCGGACTCGGGGAGCGACTTGAGATACGCCTTCTGCGCATCCGTCAGCAGGCCGAAACGCTGCGCCTTCGCGAGCTGCTCGGTGAGCGACTTGTTGGCCGCCTTGAGCGACTCGATCTCGTTACCGTTCGGCTGCTGCTGTCCGTTCATGGTGATCAGCTCCTCTGTGGCTCCGACGCTATGGCCGCCCGACTTGCGCTGCAAATTTTCCGCGCGAGCGTGCATCTGCACGACGCGCGCGCCGGTACCACTCGACGAGTGCGCGCTCATGTCGACGGTGTGCGAGTGACCGTCGGTGACGGCGATCGTGATGGTCCCGTCCGCGTTGCGCACGAACGCGTGATCGTGTCCGTACTCGTCGCCATCGGACTTGTCCCAGCTCGTTCGGCCGATGCCGCTCGCGTCGCAGCTCTGCGGATCGCAGGTGTGCTGGTGGCCGCTCTCGATCGACGTCAGCGCTGCGGACTTGCTGACCACGCGCCGCGTCTTGAGGATGCGCGGCGCCTGCGTCGGCTTCGCACCGTAGCGTCCCTTGACGACACCGACGAGCGCCGGCTCTTGCATCGGGAAGTCGACGAGCGAGATCTCGTCGAGTCCCCACGAGCGGAACACCCGGCGCAGCTGATCCTTGGTCACGTTGCCGGCGAGCTTGCCGAACGAGGTGAGCGACGCGCCGAAGCGCGACGCCTTCGTGAGCGACACGCTCTCGATCACGTTGCCGTCACCGTCAACGATGTCCCACGCGTCGACGTATCCGCCGATCGAGAAGCCGGTGTCGTCGCCCTCGATCGCACGCTTCGCCAGCTCGGGATCGTCGGTGTCCCAGCCGATGATCAGCCCCTGCTTTTCAGACGCAATGCCGTTTCCCGACATGATGTCGTCGAGCATCGGGTACGCGTAGAGCACCTCCGCAACGGCGTCGCCGCTGTGCTGGTGCAGTCCCTTCGCGCTGTCGCGCATGAACGCCTTGGACACCGGCAGGATCGAGTCGACCGGGATGTGATCCGAGTGCACGCCGTCGCCGAGATCGAAGTAGGGCTCACCCTTGATCGTAGAGACGAAGGCCCAGCCGAAAATGGTGTTGCCCTCTGCCTTGTGGAAGCGGCCGACCTTGCCGAAGCGAAACGGATGCGTCATGCCGGACAGCGTCGCCGCTGCAGGCGCGACGCGCCACTTCCCCGCGGCTAAGCGATCTTGATCGCGCGCATGTAGCTCTGATCACAGCAGCGAGTGCACGTGCGGGAAGGGCAGCGCGCCGATCAAGGAGCACGCCGACGACTGCGCGTACGTGTCGACGCTCATAGTGGATCCTCGATCCGAACGATAGCACCCGCCGGTAGTGGCTGCTCGCGGCAGCAGAGGGGAAGGTCGAGGCCACGCCTTCAACCCGTTCATAGCACGGCATTCGGATGTTGCGGCGGATTCGCCGGCCGCGGCTTGTAGCGCACCGTCGTTACGCATCGGCAGTTTGCCGTCTCACTCACCGGCGCCTCCGGATCTCCTGGATAGCGCAACCGTGCACCGGTGAACGGGTTGGTAAACACACCGCCGATCGGCAGCTCGATCCCGTCGAGCGCCTGATGTCCGTCGCGCGCATCCTCGGTTTTTGGTCCGGCGCGCCACGTCCGCACCAGCTCGTCGGGTGCGAGCTGTCCACGCTCGAGCGCCTGCGCGTAAAGCTCTTCGGTTCCCTGGTGCGCCGCGCGTAGCGCCTCCGTCCGCGAGATCGTCTCTGCGCGGTAGTCGATCCATCCCTGCCGATACGTCTCGACCATACGATCGATGTCGTCGTCGTCGAACGTGCGGCGGCCGGCGATCGCGGCGTGCATGGAGCGATCGTGTCGACGGTCGCGCAGCTCGCGCGCGAGCGCTGCGGTGTAGTCGCCCTGCTCGAGCTCGCGGCGGTAGTTGGCTACGATCGACTCCTGGTACGGCGTGAGTCCGATCGAGTCGCGGACCTCACGCGCGATGTCGCGCGGGTTGAGTCCCTCGCCCATGCCGCGCGAGATCGCCTGGTGGATCGCTGCCTGCTGATCGCTCGTGACCGAACCGCGTAGCTCGTATCGGTTCTGCTGAGCCCAGCGCACCGCACGCGGGTTGTCCGCGTTGAACGTGATCAGCTCGTCGTCGATCGCACCGTCGAGCCACTCCTTCGCGCGTTGCGCGGCCGTCACATACGCGGCGTGTGTGTCCGCGGCGAAGCGGTCGGCAGCATCTGCGATGCCCTGCACGACGCTCCTAATCCGTCCCGTGCGGATCGCTCGCTCGATGTCGTCGAGCGAGTTGATCGCACGCAGCCACTCCACGACGTCGCGCCACCCGAGGCCGAGCTGTCGATCGAGGCGCGCGAATAGCGCCTGCATGTCAGCCTCGGTCATAGCGCGCGGTCTACTTCTTCGGCGCCTCGGGTGCCTTCGTCGACGCCATCACCGGCAGCGCCGGCGCGGCCGACTTCGGCGCAGCCGTGAAGTGATCGCGGATGAAGTCACGCGACAGGAACACCTCGATCGGCTTGCCGTCAGCGTAAACGCCGGACGTCTTGCCGTAGTAGCCGATCACCTTGCCGACGGGATCGGTGGCCGGCTCGATGCTCTCGAGCTGGTGTGCAATGCGGGTGGGATCGAATTTCGCCATGGCTCGACCCTCGCACAAACGACTGGCCGACGCTAGAAGCAGCAGGGTAGGCTGATCCCCATGCTCGAGAATCTCGCGAACGTCACCGTAAGCAACGTCGCTGTCATCGTCGCACCGCGCAACGGTCAGCGCCGCAAGGTGTTCCTGGTGCAGACCAGCGCGAACGCCGTACGCATCGGCGCCGCCGGCGTTACCGCCAGCACCGGGTACCGACTCGGCCAGAACGAGCGGATCGAGATCGAGAGCACCGAGGACGTCTATGCGATCCGCGAGGGTGGTGCAGACGGTACGGTGTGCGGCTTCGAGGTCTCGCGCCGCTAGCGCCGATCGGTGTCGATGACACCGGACACTGAGAAGCCGGAGATCGGGACGTCGACCACGCGCGGCGTGTCCTCGTCCTCCCACTCGTCGACGATCAGATCCTCGCGCGTCTCGAGCAGCGCGCGTTCGAGCACCTCGACGGCGATCACCTCGGTCCCGGTTGCGCACCGCATGTGCTCGTCGGCGAGCTGGTCGCGCGTGTACGCACCGAGGATAACGGTCCCCTTCGGGACCACGATAAAGGCCAGCGCCACGGCTAGCCCCTGCACTGGCAGATATACATCGCCGCGTCGGGATCGTACTCGACGGCGATCACCGTCATCACGCGACCCTGAAACGTGATCCGGTAGTTCGCCTGCGGCTTCACGCTGCCGCCGGCGATCGTGTCACCGAGGATCGCCATCGCGGTATCCTTCGCCTGGATCGTCTTGCGATCGAACAGCTTCAGCTGCGGCTTATCCTCGAAGCCGCGGCAGTTGTAGCTCGTCGGTGCGGCCGGCTCGTTACCGGCGAGCGGATCGTTTGCGTCGCGCCCTACCGGTGCGCCTGGCACCTTGAGCACGACCGGCAGCAGCTTTGACCCAATCGCCGCGGCCAGCTTGCCTGCGATGTTCGCCCCGAACAGGTTGTTTCCCATGCGTGGAGTCTCGCAGGCGATCGACCCATGCGGCAAGCATCCGAACGTTAGCGCGCCACGCGTCGGACGTCGCCTCGCTGCGCAGCTCGAGGTCGCTCACCCGAACGCCCCGAGCAGCCACGCGCCGAACACGAGCAGGCCGACGACTGCCGCCAGCTCGAGCAGCACGAAGAACAGGATCGATCCGAGGATGCGCCGGATCAAAACTCGTCGCTCCGGCTGTAGCGCTCGCACGCGTCCATGAACGATCCGCTGCGCTCGCCATTCCACGATCCGCCACGCACCGCGCCGCCTTCGCTCGAGGCGCCGCCGGCGAGCCACAGGCCGACGAGCCGATCGATCGCCGGCGGCAGCATCGACGCCGTGCCCTCGGCGACGCTCGTCGATGCGAAGTATTCGATCGACGCCGATCCGGCGGCGAGCGAACGGATGTTGTTCGACTGGTCCGCAGCAGCAGCGGCTGCCGCGTTGTCGACAGCAAACTGCATCACCAGCTCGCAGAAGCCGTCGAGCAGTGCCTGCGGAACCGTCTGATCGTCGAGCTCCTCGCCCTGCGCGTCGACGAGTCCGGTGCGCGGCCACGCGAGCGTCGTACTGTCGACGGCCGGCGTTGTCGGCGTGCCCTTCCACGGCAGCGCGTTGAACATGCGTGTGCCCTGCACGATGAACCGCTTACGCGCGTTGCTCGGATCATCGTCGGGATCCGCAGCAACGAGCGCACGCCACGCGTCAGGACCTGCACCCGCGCCGCTGTCAGCGTACGCATCGACGTCTGCCAGTGTTAGGTAGACCTCGATGACACGCGCGTTGATCGTTACAGTCTTGAGACTCACGCGGCACTCCTACGCCGCTTCTTCGGCGGCTGCTCGTCCTCGGTCTGCGCTCGAAGCTGATCGGTGTCCTCATCCTCGGGATCGTCACCGTCGGCACCAGGCTTCGGCGGTTGCGGCGCACCAGGCTTCGGCGGTTGCGGCGCACCAGGCTTCGGCGGTTGCGGCGCACCGAACGGCGGAGGCATCGGCGGGCGCAGCAGACCGCCGGCGACGTCCGGCGGGATCTTCTGCTGCGGCGGCACGCGCATCCGCTTGCGCGCGATGTTCCAGATCGGATCGTCCGGCGGGATGTACGCGCCGGCCTGCTTGAGATCGAGGATCGCGCCGGTGAATGCGCGGATGTCGGCCGTCGAGATCTGCGACGGCGTGAGCAGCGGCGTGCAGCTCTCCGCAGCCTCGCGTCCGTGGTTCATGCCGATCAGCGGGCGCAGGATGTCGTTTCGTCCCGTGATCCCGAGACGCATCGTGATCGCGTTGAGGAACGATCCGTACTGCGCCGTCTTGTCGACGTGCATCGCGTTCGACCCTGCATCGCCCTCGCCGAGCAGCGCCCACTCGAAGGACATCACGCGCGCCATCTCGCGCGTCTTGCGCTCGATCGCTTTGGCGACTGCCTCGAGCCCCATGTCGTCGCCCTGCAGCAGATCGATCGCGTACTTCGGGACGGCCGACAGCGTCTGCGATCCGTCCGAGCTCTTGCCGGTGAACACCGCGGAGTCGAGCAGCATGCCCTGATCGGGCGACTTCGCGTGGTTCTGCAGCATCGCCTGCAGCTCGGCCGTCTGCTCTTCGACCCACGCTTCCGCGTCGTCGTCGCTGTACTTGAGCGTCCCCTTCGCGTAGTTCCACAGCTCGGACAGCGGCGCGCGTCCGACAGGAACGCCGCGAAGATTCGCATCGAAGCCGTAGCCCTCGATCTCCTCGAGATGCTGCGTCTGCCGCGACGTCTCGATCACGTGACGCAGAAGTCCGACACCCTGCGGACGATCGCTGATCATCAGGTCCGCCGTGTACCAGAGGCGCGATCGCTCGACGTAGTATTGACCGCCGCCGCGCGTCGTCTGCTCGACGCCGATCCACGGCTCGCCCTCAACAGGGATATCCCACCGCGAGATCGTCGACTGCGGACGGTGCCGCAGGTCGGAGATCACGGTCAGGCCGTCGCTGCGCTTGCGCCAAAACCAGTTGTGTAGCGAGAAACCGAGCCACGCATGCAGCGCCTGCTTGGCAGCGTGCAGCGAAAACGGCTGCGACATGTCCGCGTCGACGAGGCCTTCGCGTCCCGTCTCTGCACACTTCTTCGCGAGCGCCTGATCCTTCGCGTGCGGGTACGGCGTGCACTCCCACTCGACGCCGGAGATCAGGTTGAGCGAGTAGCGCACCGCAGTCGCGATGATCGTGCTGTTCGCGAGCGCCTCGCTAAGCGTCTTCCACAGCGTCGATCCCTGCAGCGCGGGGTTGCTCTCACCGTGGCCGGCGAACCAGATCGACCCAAATCCGCCGATCCCGTCACTGCCCTGCTGCTGCGTCGCCGGCGGCAGCGATCCAGCCGGCTTGATCGACGGCGCCTCGGGTCGACGCTGGCCAGCTCGGCGCGCCGGACCCTTGATCGCGCGCAGCGCGGTACGCTTGCGCGGGTTGCGCGAGCGCTTTCCCTGCTGCTGGCTGCGGATCCTCTTGGTCGGCTTGGTCATCGGTTCCTCTGCAGCTTGATCGACTTCGGTGGCCGCGGCGCCTCTTGGATCGGCGCACGCACCTGAGAATCGAGCGCACGCGTCGCGCCGTCAACTTCGTCTTTCTCGCGGCCCACCGGAAACTTGGACATGATGCGGATCACCTCGCCCATCGGCACCGAATCCTTGGATCGCAGCGGTCCACTGCGAAAGTAGACGTTGCCGGCTTTCCACTGCGACGACAGCGGAGTAGCTCGCGTCACCTTCGATCCTTGCTCCGGCGAGCTCACGAAGTTAGCCCCCATGAGCGCGGTGCGCGCCATCGCGTTGATCTGGTACTTGCCGGCCTGTCCCGGATCGCGCGGCATGTCCTGCTCGACCGTTCGGCCGTCGCGCTCGACGGTGCGCTTGATCAGCGCATCGACCTCGTCCGGCTCGCCGCGCAGCTTGACCACGTCGTCGACGACAACGCGATCCTCAACGTCGATGTAGAGCGCGAATCCGACCGTCGCAGCTGCCTTGTCGTCGTCGGTGGCTGCAAGGTCCCAGCCGCGCGACTTATAGCCGCACTTTGGCGGCAGCATGTCGTCGTCAGCGATCCACTTCGCGAGCGCACGCGGGAACATGTCGCCGCCGATCTGCTGCGGCCACTGCTGTAGCTGCGACTCGATCGCGTCGCTTCCCTGCTTGAGACGCAGCGACGACTTGAGCTTCTCGACGACGTGCTTAGGAAAGCGGATCGGATCAGCGAGCGTCGACCACGCCCAGTGCCCGACGCGCAGCCACAGGTTGCAGAACTGCGACCACAGCTCGTCGTCGCGCGTCGCTGACGCCGGCGCAACGTCGCGCGGGATCGAGACGAGCTTCGGACCCGAGCGCATCGGCAGCGCGACCATGCGCAGCTCGGCGCGGCCGGCGCGCACATCGACGTAGTCAGCTCGAGGTCGAAGCGGCACGAAGCCGAGCACCTCGTCGACGCCGCGCGCCGGGTGCGCGTCGCCCTTGTACTCCATCTCGATCATAAGGTGCGTGTAGCCGAGCTCTGGTGTCGCGAGGATGATGCCGCTCACGTCCTCGAGATGCAGTCGCTGCATGATCCCAACGGTGGCCGACGCCTTCGATCCGTCCTCGAAGCGGCCGTAGTCGTCAGGTAGTCCGTGCGCGCGGCGTACCCACTCCGGCATCTGCACGTCGATCGATGCACCGTCCGCGTTTCGGACACGCGTCGGCAGCGTGCCGGCGAACCAGTCGACGGTTGCCTGACGCTGCACGTCCGACTCGCCCTGCTTGACGTTGTGTGGATCGTCGAAGATCAGTCGGTCGGCGCGCATGCCGGTGCCAGCGCCACCGACCGAGCTGGCGATGCGAAAGCCGCCCCAGTCGTTTTCGTAGTAGTCCTTTGCGTTGGTCGCCTCGTCCCAGCGAAAGCGCTTCTCGCGCTCGCACACCGCGCAGCGTGCCGTGCCCTTCTTACGCGCCTTGCACGGCTCGCACTGGCCCCATAGGCGCTGATACAGCGGCGAGTTGATGATCTTGCGGCACGCCTCGTTGTCGCGCCGCGTGAGCTTGAGCGAGTAGCTCCACGATATGTACCGCAGATCGGGCCGGCGCTTCGGTCCCCACTCCCACGCCGGCCAGAACACGTTGACCAGCATCGACTTGGTAAAGCCGGGCGGGACGTTGATCAGCAGGTTTAGGATCCGCTCGGCCGTCACGTCCTCGAGATGCGACGCAACGAGCTCTTGAACTGCGCCGCGCACGAATGGCTGCTTGGGATCGACGATGACCCAAAACAGCTCGACGAAGTCGATCAGCGACGTCTCTGCGCGGCGCTTCGCGATCGCGTCGAACGTGTGCCACGGATTCGACCAGAGCTGCTCGAGCGGCGCCGCGTCGCTCGTCGACGAGCTACGCTTCGCAGGCACACCAGTCGATGCGGCTGCGAGCGCTGCGGCGAGGATGGCAGAGCGGACCTTCACAGCGCGTAGACCTCGTGGAGCGTCGCCTTCCGACGCAGCCGTTCATGCTGGGTTGGTGAGACATACAGCGACGCGGTCTCGCTGTCGGCGAGCCCGACCATCTTGCGCCACGCGGACTGGAGATCTTCCTGTGTCCGCGCGGACGCAAGCGCGAGGTACTCCAACCGCGTCTTCTCGACGTCAACGAGCTGGCGCACGCCTGCTGTTACGACGAGCTTCTCGATCGGCGTCGGAAACTGACGTTCCACCTGCGCCCGCCACAGAAGACGCTCGGTAAGCTCCTCTAGTTCGAGAGCGTCGTCGGAATCGATGTTGGTTGTGCTCGATAACACCTAGCGATCTTTCTTGGGCATCGCCTCGCGGTAGGACTTCAAAAACGCCCCGACCGCTGCGGCCTCCTGATCGGTTAGGGGCTCGCCCATGAACATGAGCCCATTGCGGTGCGTGACCGATCCTTCCGTTGGAACGACGTAGCCTGCCGCTTTCATCACTTCACCGTAGTCGAGTCCGTAGTAGCTGGCGAGCGAGTACAACTTCCGTGGTGACGGATCGACAACCGATCCCGATCCCGATTCGAGCTGCGACAGGTAGGCGTTGGAGATCTTCGTCGCCTTTTCGACATCTCGCAGTGTAACGCCTTTGATCCGTCGTGCCTTCGCGAGCAGTTCCTGCAGTGCCTTAGCCATCTTGCGTGATCCTACACGCGAGTGCTTGACAAAACAAGCAAGGCCGCTCAGTGTCTGTTCGGCAGCATCGGTGGTTGGCACTTCGCCACGCGTAGACACGACGAGCGCGATCCCGTGCATGTCGAGCTCGCCGTCAGCGTTGACCGAGTGATCGTAGCCGGCTGCGAGCAGCTTCGCCTTGATCTCCGCATGCGCCGCCGGCGACACCTCGAGCAGCGCGTACGTGTGCGTCGTGCGCGTCACTTACCCTCGAGCGTGTCGCTGATCTTCTCGAGGATGTCGCGCCGCTCGCGCGCTCGAGCTCGCCGCGCCGCGCGTCCCTTCGGCGTGGACTTCTCGTCAGCGTTCGCGTAGTGCAGCGCGAGACACGCGACGAGCGCGACGCGCCAGCCACCGCCGCGAGCAGCCGATGCGATCGGAGAGGCCGCCCGTTGCCTTGGGGAGATTGTCGGCCATCAGCTTGCTAACCATCGCTTCGGCTTCCTCGCTCACCTGGAGGATGCCAGCGGAGCGCAGCTGGTTCAGGAGCTGCAGCCGCTTCTGCCACGCGTTGCGCCGATCGATCGCGCGACGCTCCCACGGGTGCAGCTGCAGCTCGCCGTCGGGAACCTCGCGCAGCTCGCAGAGCTTGACAGCGACGTCGGACTCGTCCGGCTCGCTGTCCTCGCGCGGATCGTCCTCGCCATCCGGCGACAGCCGAAACGTCGGCGCACCCGGCGCCTGCTCTCCCATGAGCTTCGCGTCATCACGATCCTGTAGTCCCTCGAGTCCCTTCGTATCGTCGGTCATCTCGCTCCACCCTTGCGCGCCGCTTGCCACTTTGGAAGGTAACAGAACACGAGCAACGTGATCAGCGCGGCGTCAATCGTGATCGTCGTCGTCGTCGTCGTGTTCGGTGTCATCTTGATCCTCGTCGCTCTCCACCGAGTCGACGTCGATCACACTACCAGCCGCGAGCTCGGGCTGCGACGGCTGATCGCGCGGCTTGAAGATCCCGGCGGCCTCGAGCTGGTGCATCACGACCTCGAGCGCGCGCAGTCCATCCGCGTCCAAATGGTTGACGATCACCTCGATCTGCAGGCCGACCTCGACGCGCTGAGTGGTCGTGGCCTCGATCTTCGTCGGCGCATACAGGCCGTAGATCCGGCAAACCTTGTCGTACGCATACCGCGCCGTCGATCGATCGCCTGCGGCCCTCGCCTCACGCGCGAGATCCTGGAACGTAGCGACCATCTGCGCCTTACGCGCAGCGATGACGTCCGGCGCGGAGTCGGCCTCGACGTACAGCTTGCGCACGCGCCGGATGTCCGATCGCACCGTCGTCGCCGCGTACTGCGGGAACCTCGATCCGACGATGTCAACGATCTCGGTGTCCGCGTAGCCCGAGCGCCAGAGCTGCTCGACGTAGGCTCGACGCTCGCGATCGGGTTCGGGGCCGCGCACACCGGTGCGCTTGCGCGGCGGTGGTGCGTCCGGTGGACGCGGTACGCGCCACGGGATCAGCGCCGTGTCGATGAAGGCTTCGCCGTCGTCGGTGACGTCGACGTGTGCGCTCGGCGGATCCTCGTTGGGATCGTCGTGATCGCGGCGCGCTTCCAGCTCGCGCAGCGCGTCGCTGACGTGAAGGTCGACGCGCTTAGACATGCACAGCCGCCCTGTGGTCAACGCTCGTGATCGCATAGACGACAGCGAAGATCGCCGGGTTGCTCGTGCGGCGCGCGCGCGTGAGCGACCACGTGCACCGCGTGAGCGCCTCGAGCTGATCGCGTCGCGAGTACTCGACCGACGCCAGCGCGCGCACAACCCTCACCCTTACGTGAGCGTCAGTGCGTCGGCCTCGATCGCAGATGGCACGACTCATGCCGCCACGCTCTCACGCCCGAGCGCGGCCGGTCAAGCCGGGGATCGGTTCCGGCACTTAGCCGAAGGTCTGCTAGGTCAGCACCAGGTATGATCTGATTTTCCTCAATAATATTATAGAGAGATCAGACCTAGCAGACCTAGCAGACCTTCCCGGCAGCTCTGAGCATCGACAAAATCCTTGGAGCAACCCGCCGAAACCGACGAAAGGTCTGCAACGTCAGCTAACCTGGCGCTCGGGCATACGATCCTCCTGCGAAACAGGTCTGTCACGCTCCGGTCGAGGTATGATCTATCCATATGCACAGTACCGGGGACCGTCGCCGCCTGATCGTCCGCGTCTCGCCCACGCAGCTCGAGACCTACCGCCAGGCCGCACACGCCGCCGGCTGCGAGTCGATCGAGGCGTGGCTCGTCGAGCTGGCGGATCGAGCAGCACCGCTGCCGCCGTGGTCCGCCCACGAGCTCGGCGTGCGCGCGCACCGAAACGCCGCGCTCGCAGCGCTCGCGCTGATCGGCGAGCGGCACGCGTGGAGTCAAGCCACAGAGGCAGCTCGAGACCGCGGACCCGTGAGCGTGCTGGCGCTGTCGATCGCGCGCGCTGCTGCGATGATCTGCGAGGTGCGCGGCGTCGCTCCTCGAGGCGTTATGCTCGCGGAGGTCGCCGTGCGCGGCGCGCGTTAGAGGCAGACGCCGATCGATTCGCACGCGAGCGCGCGATCGTCCGCCGTCAGCCAGTGCGTCTGGCCGCCCATGACGCCGTGAGCAACGTGCAGCTTCGTGTCGAGCACGATGTGCCCGACCTCGTGCGCGAGCGCGTATCGCGCGTCGTGCTCGGACACTGACGCGTCGATCCAGATGGCGCGATGTGCGCGGTCTGCCATGGCGCGCGGACCGCCGCGGCTGATCATCTCCGGGTCGACCACTACGAAGATCGAGATCTGGCAGTCGTACTGCTGCGCGTCGTACCAGCGACGCTCGCAGCTCGGCAGCTCGGGATCCTCGAGCTGCGCGCCGAAGCCGAGCGGATCCCACGCGCGCGCGGCTTCGACGGTCTGCTCGTCTGCGTCGCCGGTCAGGTGCACGATCGGCAGCGAAGGATCGGCCGGCTGCGTCGTGCAAGCGGGACGACCAGCCACACGCACCGCGCAGCGTACAGAGCGATCGAGCCAGCTCGCGGGGTTGCGAGGTAGGCGAGCTTGACGGCGGTACGCGGTGCGTGTGGCTGCATGGTCACAGCGTATGCATTAATGGTGACACTGTCAAGCGGCTAGGTCGGTCCGACGATGCCACCGACGGCCGGCGCAGTACCACCCTCGTAGAGCGCCAGCGGCAGCGACAGCCGCGCGTCGCCGCAGTTGACCGTGATCGAGCCGAGCTTGATCACCTCGCGCGGATGCCGCCGCATGTGCAGCTCGGACTCGGCCGGGTGCCGCGCGATCGTCAGGTGCGGGATCCAGTCGAGCGGATCGGTGTACGCGGACAGCTGCGCCGCGCGAACCAACTCGCAGCACGTCGTGCGCATGCTGCGCAGCCGGTGGCCCTCGAGCAGCAGCACGATCGGATCGCCGTCCTCTTCCCGGCGCGACGTGAAGCGCGCCGCTCCCATCACGTACGCATCGACGACGCCGAGTCGCGACAGGCGGCCGGCGATCCCGACGATCATCGCGATCTCGTGAACGGTGCGCGGCTGCTTGCCGAAGTGGATCAGCGTGCAGTGCGGATCGTCGATCGCCTTGATTCCGCGCGCGTACGCCGGATCGGCAGCGAGGCCGATCCAGAGTCCGCGCTGGTTGACGCTCTGGCCGTACAGGTCGATCAGGTTCATGGTCTCTTGCTTCGTGGTCACGTCGCTCTCCTTCGCTTCGTGCATCGTACCGTGGTGCCGTCGGTGACAGGCTCGTCGGTCGGTCGGCACCACACGCGGCCGGCGACGAGTGCGATCGGTCGGGTCTCGAGCGGCGGCCACTCCACGCCGCGCAGCTCGCTCGAGTAGAGGTAGCACGCGAACGATCCGTCGCGCTGCACGCCGGTCGAGAGCGTCCAGCCGCCGGGACAGCGCGCAGAGCTCGGCCGTAGCGCGTGCGATCCGAGCAGCGTGACGAGCGAGATCAGGAAGCCGATCACGTCCGCTTCCGTCGCTTGCGCGGTTGCTTCGTCGGTCCGAGTCGGAAGTGCAGGCTGGTCGCCGCGCCGTTGCGCGCCATCGACACCGGCCGCATGTCGACGTGCGCCGCGAGCAGGTCGAGCAGCGCGATCTCGGCGCTGGTGTCCGGCTTCAGGTGCAGCGTGAAGTATCCGCCCTCGCTGCGCTTGGGAGCGACGACGTGGTCGCCGTCCGCGCTCTCGATCACTTTCTCGACGAAGATCTCGACCCTCATTCGACGTCGACCCGCTCGAGGTTGTAGCGATCGATCCACACAGCGTTACCGCTCGCGTTCACGTACTGACCGACGCTGCGCTCGTCACCGTTCTGCGCGCGGACGGTCCCGAAGAGACCGCTGTACACGTACAGCAGTCCGTCGATCCACAGCGCCGCCGGAGGTTCGCGGTAGCTCTCGACGATGCGGTACGTCACGGCTCCCCCGTCACGTTGAACGTCTGCGCGAGCAGCCGCTCGAGCTTGCCCTCGACGGCGATCGCCGCGGTGTCTTGCAGCGACATCAGCTCGCGCGCCAGCATCCCCGGCGGCAGCTTGTCGACGAGCGCGCGCGTGAGCGCCTGCACCGCAGCGCCGGCGAGCGTGCGCGCCACGTCGCGCAGGTCGGTGCGCAGCGCCTCGACGTCCTCGCGCGCGAACACCACCGAGCCGATCAGCGCGCGCTGTCCGGCGATCCCGCGGCGCAGCGTCACGCGGACGTGTTCGCCGAGCAGCTCGGTCGACGTGCGCCACGTCTTGGGAGGGTCGGACTTTGGTGCGTGCTTGGCGCGCAGCTCGTCGTACGTCACCTGTCCCTCGGTTGACAGCTGCGGACCGAGCGCGATCGCTCGCGGCGTACCGTCGGCGCTGCGCTCGATCGTCGCCGGTGCGAGACCTTCGGTCGGTGTTGCAGCGAATCCGCGATCGCGCGGCGGCGTCCGACGCTGTCCGCAGCCGGACGCGTAGCACTTCTCTGCGGTCTGCAGACAGTGTGGACACTTCTTCTCGTCGCTCGGCAGCTGCGGACCGAGCACGATCGCCGTCGGCTTACCGTCGGTGTGTCTACGCTCGATCGTCGCGGTGTGCTGGTAGAGCTGCTGCGGCTGCTCGCGCGGCACCTGCTGCTGCCGTAGCTGCGAACCTGCGCCGCGCAGCGAGTCGTCTTTCGTCTCGTGCTGCTGCGTCGGATACCACGGCGTCGGGATCGTCGGCTTCATGTCGGTGATTGACGGCCGCGGCTGTGCTGCGAACGTGCGCAGCTTCGTAGCCATCTCGATCGCCGGCTTGCCAGCCTCGAGCACAGCGGCGATTGAACGCAGCGGAACACCTCCCTGCTTGCGGATGTGCGCATCTGCGATCGACAGCTGCTCGAGCGCCTCCATGAGCTCGGCCGTGATCGTCGGCATGCGGCCGATGATCGGACGCTCGCGCCACGCACGCGCAGCGTTGACCGCTGCGATCGACAGCTCGCGGAAGTCTGATCCGTCGGTGAGTGCAACATGCTCGAGATGATCGAGCGCGTCGATCACGTCGTCGGTGATCACGACCGTCCGAGCGCCGGACGGCAGCAGCGGTCCTGCGGCCTCGAAGCTCGGTCCCTTGATCAGCGCCGTAAGCGCGATGATTTCATCGCGCCTGTCTTGAGCGGCCTGCTGCAGCTCGCGCTCTTGTTCACGCCGTTTCGCTTCTTCCTTAGTCAACTCAGTCACGTTGTGCTCCTTCGGTTCGTCGCGCGGCGCGCGGCGCGCGGATGTTGGACGCGCACGATCGCCGCGACGCGCTCGCCGATGTACGCAACAGCGTTGAGCGCGCCGAGCTTCGACGGGTCGCGGCCGTCGTGCCAGTCGGTGCGGTTGTACCGCCGTATCGCGTCGACGAGCGATGCGTCGAGCGTGACCTGCAGCGACCTCTTCTTAGGTGCCACGGTTGATCCTCGCGAGGTGACGCCGCAGCAGCCGCTGATACCGCTTCGGGTCGCGGCACGTGCGCACGCTGCCGTGAGACATGCGCACCAGCTCGCCCTCTCCGGCGACCTCGACGAGCAGGTCGAACGCGTCGTTGACCGCGCGAACGTGACCGACCGCGTACGACGACACGCGGCGGCCGTTCTGCAGGTAGCGGAACGCGACCCAGAACACGGGGACGCCGATCACGGCTTGACCTCGATCAAGCGACCGTCGACGTTGCGCTCGAGCACGATCGGCGGCGAGTGTCGACGCCAGCGCCCGCCGGTGTCGAGCTGCATGCGCTCGGACCTGTGTCCGACGACGTGGCACGCGTTAGCGGCGTACGCGCCGCACGCCTGACACCAGAACCGCGATGGCTTGCGACTCACGTACCGACCTCGATCGCGCCGAGCTTGTGCGATCCGCCCTTGTAGTAGACGACGCCGGCGGCGATCCGCACGCTGTCGATCGCGCTGTCGACCACGCGGCGCAGCCGACCGTCGATCGACTCGCGGTCGATCGCCTCGAGCGCGCTGCGCTTCTCGAGGCGCGGCTGCGTCCACGTGCGGCCGTTCTGCAGCCACTTGCAGACGAGCACGCGATCGCCCTTGCCGTCGTAGTCAGCGACTACGAGCGCGACGCGAAACTGCGGCTTGTCCGCGACGAGGCGCATGACGCGGCCGATCTTCGTCACGTAGGACGTGAACACGATGATCGACATGACTAGCGGTGATCCTCGCCGGTCTGCGGCGGGTCGAAGCCGTCGCCGCGGCAGTTGTCGCGCCGACGCGCGCACGGGTTGCCGGTACCGCGGCACGCCTTGCACTTCTTATCGTGGTACGTGATGCCGGTGTCCGACCAGCCGCGCAGCGTCGCCGCGCCGGACGCGATCGCGATGATCTTCGCGTCCTCGCAGCCCGGCAGCAGCTGCCGCCCGACCTCGAGCGCCGCCGTCTCTGCGGCCGACTTGCGATCCTTCGCGGCGAGCTTGCGCCAGCGATCGAGCGCGCTGTTGTACGCCTCGCGCAAGAGGCCGACGGGTGCGGACGCACCGATGCGCATCGCACTCACCCTTTCGTGATCCTTGGACATGTGCTGATCCTTCTAGCGGTTCGGGTTGACGTTGTCAACGGTCTAGATGCTGTTCGGGTACTGCTCGGCGATCGAGGTGAAGCGCTCGCTGGTGACGACCACGTGATCGACGCACGGGACGCCGAGCAGCTGTCCGGCCTCGCGGATGCGCCGCGTGATTGCGAGATCATCGCTGCTCGGCGTGACGTCACCAGACGGGTGATTGTGCGCGACGACGATTCCCACGGCGCCCATGCGCAGCGCGGCGCGGAAGATCTCGCGCGGCGACACTGCGACCGAGTGCGAGCTGCCGATCGCGATGATCTCGTGACCGACCATGCGATTGCGAACGTCCAGCGCGATCACCACGAAGTGCTCGCGGTCGCAGTGGCCGATCTTGGGACCGAGCAACGCGTGCACGTCCGCCGGCGTCTGCAAGATCCAGCCGTCCGCCGCACGCGACGTCGCGAGCTGGCGCGCAGCCTCGAGCGCCGAGTAGACCTTGGTCGCCTTGCCCTCCGGGGCACCAGCCGCGCGCAGCTCGGCGATCGTGAGGTTCCGCAGGTCGACGCCGCAGCGGTCGACGATCGTAGCGGCGGCCTTCGCCGTCAGGCCGAGCGCTTCGAGGTGGGCAATCGCAGTGTCACGCGTGTTCGTCATGGTCCTACGGTAATCCTTCGGGGTGACGTTGTCAACCGTAAATCAGTAGACGATCTGACCGGCCGGCGGCGCGGCGATCACTTCGCCCGAACCGAGCACGTGACCGACGTCCGGCGAGCGCTGCCAGTCATTCGCGCGCAGCTCGTCGACAGCGTGCACCGCAGCCGCGGGAACCTTGCCCCACGCGTCACAGTAGAAGTACGGCTCGACCTCGACGGCGTGGTTAGCCGGTCCACCCATCGACCGAGCGAAGCGCGCCGCGCCGTCAGCATCCCACGGACCGTGGTGCAGCGTGCCGTACTCCGAGACGACCGCGTGCGTGTGCGGGCCTGTGGTCAGAAACTGACCGAACCATCCCGTAATGTGCGCGGCAACCTGGTAGCCACGCGACGGGTCGATCGGCAGGGTAACGTAGCGCTTGTCGGTGTTGTTCGTCGTCATGAGATACAGTCTAGGACTTCCTGGTGACGTTGTCAACAGCAATTCGACCAGCTCGAGATCAGAGGCCGGCGGACCAATCCTCGGACTGGCACGCGATCGCCGGAGTGCTCGAGCTGGCACGATTCGTGTCCGAGCTCACGCGCGGGAACGGCTCGAGCGGACGGCAGTTGGACGGCGTCAGCACCGGAATCGGCTGCTCGGTATCGTGGTCCGGCTGCTCGAGCTGCTCGGCCGGAGCGTTGGACAGCTCGATCGCCAGCTCGACGACCAGCTTGGACGCGTGGATCTGCTGCGCGTCGTCAACCTGCTTGCAGTCGTAGTAGCAGCGCAGCCGGCGCGCGGGATCGGTCTGGTAGTCGAGCGCGACGATCTCGGAATTCCACGACGTGCGATCGTTGACGATCTTGGCGATGCGGATCGACTGGCCCATGCACTGCACGTCGCGCGCTTGACCGTTCGGGATCTCGAGGATCTGCGGCAGCACGACCTCGAGCGCGTACGCGCGCAGCGCGTTGTCCTCGTAGCTGACGTCGAGGTAGCGGTTGCCACCGCTGAGGATCTCTCCCGAGCGCTCACACCGGCGGACGATCTCGAAAGCGCCGGCGATCTCTTCGATCTTCGACTTCGGGATCGAGAGATCGCGGATCGTGACGTAGAGGGTCGATCCCATGCTATACGCGTCGCGGCGGACCGTCACCTGCTTGGAGGTGAAGCCGGCGCGCTTGAGCGCTGCGCGGAGATGGTCGGCCGAGGTCGGTTCGCGCTTCGTGTTGTTCGACATGAGATACAGTCTAGCCTTTCGTGGTGACGTTGTCAACAGGAAATCGACTAGCGCGAGCGCTCGAGCTTGAGCTGCGCCACGGCAGCCGGCGACCACGTGCCAACTTCCTTGGCATAGGCAACCGGGTAGAACCAGCCGGCGAGGTTCGCCGCGTCATGCGCGGACAGACCAAAACCCGTGCCAAGCCATCGACCATCGATCGCGAACAGGTCATAGTGCGCCTGGCGCGTCATGGTGCGCGTCTTATTGAGCTGCGCGGTCGTAGCGTTGTTCGCGTTGCACGGGTTGGGGCGGTTCGTGTTCGACATGAGAATAGAGTAACCTTTCGTGGTGACGTTGTCAACCGGAAATCGACAGCTACTTCGCTTCGGCCGTCTCGCGACGCTCGGCCATCCAACCGTCGACGAGCGCTTGACGCTCGGCCGTCGTGACGTCGCGCCCGAGCAGCTTCTTTGCTTCGCGCACGGCGTGGTGCGGCATGCCGCCGGTGCGGTAGGTGAGTCGGCCGAGTCCGCGCATCGCTTTGTCGTTTGCTTCCATGTAGAACAGTCTAGGACTTTCTGGTGACGTTGTCAACCGGAAATCGACCGACCTGCTAACTACGCATACCGGCTGCGGTCGTAGGCATCGCCAGCGCGATCGACCCACACCTGCATGGTGACGCTACCGACGCGCACCGTGTATTCGATCTCGAGCGCAGTCGGGTTGGCCTCGAGCCATGCCTTACCCTGCGCTTTCGCTTGGTCAAGCGTGGGGTAGCGGCACTGCCGACCACAGGTCGAGCAGTGACCAGCCGGGGCGACAAAGCTACGCGGACAGCAGGCAACCGGGGAAGTGTTCGTGTTCGTCATGAAAAGAGTCTAGGACTTCCTGGTGACGTTGTCAACGGAAAATCGACCGTGGTGACGCTGTCACCAAAAAGCCGAGCTCTCGAGCGGACTTAGACGTGCGCGACCTCGAGCCACAGCAGCCGGCTAGCGTTTTCGCGCAGCTGCTCGACAGCCGGGTAGGCGCCTTCCACGTCGCGCAGCATGACCTCGAGAGACTCGAGCGCAGCACGCATGATCGCGACGTCGCCACGCTTCCAGGCGCGCGCTACGACGCGACAAACGTGCGCCGCGTCGAGCTGCGAGGGTGCCAGCCAAGCGAGGCGGTAGGTCACCCTGCAGGCTTTGATCACGTCCGGGTGTGCCATGTTGGCCGCACCGGCGTACGCTGACAGCATGTAGTTACCGTGCGACATCAGACCCACCTGTACGCCTTGCGCTTGTGCGTCGCTTCGGCGTGCTTGTCCTCGTCAGTCATGGGACGGACCGACACGCCGCGGCAGTCGCGCGCGAAGTCCTCGCACGCGCGCAGCGTGCCGTAGCTGTAGACCTTGCCGCAGTACACCGCGACGTGCGTCGCGTCGTAGATCGCCGCGATGGCGCGCGCCAGCTCGAGGCGCAGGGACTCGGTAACCGCCTTGCGGTGCACCGACGCGTATGACTCGGTTTCGTTCGGCATGGGATACAGTCTAGCCTTTCGTGGTGACGTTGTCAACCGGAAATCGACCAGCTCGAGATCACTCCGCGATCTGCTGCGCGTACGGCAGCACGTTGAACGCGTTGACGCCGGCCGGCGCAGTCTCACACTTGCAGAAGGTGCGCGCGATCGCGACCGTGTTGAGGTACCACACGCACCACGACTTCTCGCACACCGCGCACGTGCTGCCGTGCTTGTCCGAGCACATCGACTCGGCATACGCGATCTGCTTCTTCGTGAGCTGCTTGGTAGTCGTCGTGTTCATGAGAGACAGTCTAGGACTTCCTGGTGACGTTGTCAACCCTAATTCGTAAGTGCTTGATTAGTGCTGACAGTGTCACCTCTAAGTGCTCGAGCTCTGGTGCAAGTACCTGATCAGGTCCAAGTGCTCGAGCTCTGGCGCAAGTACCTGATCGGTGGCTAAGTGCCCGCGAGCTCGAGCAAGTGTGCGGATCCTCGAGCTGGTCGATTTCCGGTTGACAACGTCACCAGGAAGTCCTAGACTGTCTCTCATGATGATCAAACACGTTGCACAGCTCGCCGGCCTCTTGAACGTCAAGCACTACGTCGAGGGTGGTCGCTTCAAGATGGAAGCGCAGTACGCTGCGACGCTGCTGCGCGTCTGGACGGCAGCCGGTGGCTGCGACTACGTCAAGCAGCCGCACAAGGCTACCGACGTTACGCGCAGCTGGAACATCTACAGCGGCGGCCAGTACGTCGCATGTGTGCTGTTCGACACGCGTACGGGTTTCGCCTACAGCTACACGTCGAATTGACGTTGACAACGTCACCAGGAAGTCCTAGACTGTCTCTCATGCGAAACGACAACCACATGATCTACGGCAGCGTCGACCAGCACGGCTACGAGTCGATCGCGCTGCCGTACGTCAACCCGCCGGCGCTGCGACGCTACGTCGGGAAGTGCCGCGAGTGCGGCGCGGCGCGCAAGCTCGAGGGCGTGCTCTGCACCGGCCGGCGCGGCGCGTACTCCGATCAGGTGGTCGTCACGGCGGCCGGCGCGGTGCACCGCTGCGGCGACAACGGCAGCAACGTCACGATCGCGCACGTCCGCTGCGGCGACCACTGGTGCAAGGTGACGGCAGTCTACGACGCGCACAAGCCGTCGAGCCGCAAGCCGCGCCACGAGTGCAACGCGAAGTGCTTGGCGTCCACCGGTCCGAGCTGCGAGTGCAAGTGCCGCGGCGCGAATCACGGCGCTAGCGCGATCTGATTTCCTGTTGACAACGTCACCACGAATGCGTAAGGTGTCTTCATGCAGATGAATCACGGAACCAAAATCGCGCTGGCGGCTGTCGCTGGCATCCAGTCGGCCGGTGGCGTGTGCGCGTGGGTCGACTGCGTCGGCGACCTCGACACGAACGCTGTGACGGCCGCCGGCGTCAACCTCGGCGACCTGCTGATCTCGCAGCCGGACAACCGGGATCAGGCGATCGAGATCGTCGACACGCTGGTGCGCACCGGGGCGATCGACCTCGTGGTGATCACCGGCGTCCACCGGGATCGTCAGCTCGCGAGCTGGTCGCGGTACGCCACGCTTGTGCTATTCGTTGGTGACGCATGATCGCACCAGCCTACGATCTTCGTCCGTGCGGGATCGGCGTGGTGCGCGAGCTGTGCGAGAAATACCACGGCTACGGCGGCGCAGGGCGAAACGCCACTTACGCATTCGCGCTCTACGAAGATCAACGCATAGTCGCGGGATTCATCTGGCAGCCGCCGGCACCAGGTGCGGCTCGAGCGATCGCGCCGGAGGAACCGAGCGCCGTCCTCGTCTTACTCCAACGGCAAGCACGGAGACCGTGCACTCACGCGATCTGGATCGACCGTCGTGCAGCGTTGGAAGCTGCGCAGTGGCTGGCCGATCACGGATGGCAGCGCGTCGCAGTCCCCGGCGCCGTGTGGCGCTCGGGCAATCCAGCTTACACATGGCAGCGAGGAGATCAGGTGCGTCGATCGCATCTATGAACCGTTGACACTGTCAACGCAATCGCGTAGGAGTCGATCATGTCCAAGACGGAGCTGCGACCTAGCGGTAACCTCGAGATCGCTGTCACGACCGAGCTGACAGCGCACCGCGTGGAAGGCGTGCCGGTGCTGCGCGTGCAGCGCGCCGATCTGCCCGACCTCGTTCGCGCGATCGGTGACGTGCTGCACACGCCGTTCGCTGGCGCGCTCGGCGCTCGCGTGCAGCACACGGTGCCAGGCGCGCCGCGCACCGATCGCGAGCGCGCGCTGCTGCAACGCGCGTTCGACCTCGCCGGCGCGATCGCCGCCGAGCTACCGGACGATCTCGAGGACGCGCCGGAGATCGACGGCATGAGCGACGCGAAGGTCGCGGCGTTCGCCGGAGCGACAACGTGCGCGCGCTGCTCGACGCGTACGTCGAGCAGGGTCCCGCGACGTGGAAACGCGCGTGGGATAACCTCACGCTCTGGCACGGCCGCGCGCTCGAGCCGTGGGGCAACGCGCCGTCTCATTCGCGCGCTCGATCTGCGCGG